GCCATTATCTTCCAATAGCATATTGATGCCAACCTGCCGGTCCGTGTCCGAGTGCCATTTGTAGCAGGTATTGGGAGGTAGTTTTATAACGCCCACATGAAAGTCAAATTGGTTTTTGGCTAACCACATGAGCATTGGCTCTTTAATCACAAGCTCTGTTGGCAGTCGTGCCGCCTCAAAGTTGTAGTAAAGGTGCCAGACCTTATTGCTTTTGCTAAACGCTAACGCCTCGTCCGCAATAGACGACGGAACTAGGAGTTCGTAAAAAAATTGTTCCATCAGTAGTACGCCGCAGCGCGTCGCTTAAAAAATTGTGGCTCATCTCGCTCATCTGAATCAAGAGAGATAAACCCACCCTGTCTAAATCTAATCAGCGCCTGAGTGGTCGAGTCAACCAAGTCATCGTTAGCCGCATTAGGAAATGCAGCAACCTCTTCAATAAGCTCGTCAGCCCACTTAGTCTCAGGTGCCCATACTTTACCCGACCTGAACAAATCAGTCACGGAATTTAACCGCACAAACTTATCGTTCCCCCGACTCGGCGTAAAGTCCTGCACATGTATCCCCATCCGTCTCAACTCAAATATCAACGGCGCGCCAGCAGCTTTAGCCTCGATCACACAAGCATCCGGCTCCCACTCCTTATAGTACCTGAAAGCCGTATCCTTCAACTCAGGAAACTCCATCCGCTTCTTAAACGAATCTAACAAAATTACATGAGGGTCGTTTTCATTCTCATCCTTATAAAAAACCCCCCAAGTCGTACACGCACTATAGTCACTACGCTCATTCTTTGTAAACGCCGTGTCCCAACTCTGGATAATAAATTCACATCTCGGCGGATCATCGCTCTTCCACCTCTGCCACCACTCCCTCTTGACCAACGCACCCTCTTCGCCAGTAGGTGTCTGCTGATATTGAGCATTCCACTTAGAAGCCGGCAACTCTTCCTTAAGAGCCTCCAATTCCTCCAAGCTCCAAAACTCCGGCCATAAAGGCTTACCACTCGGCATAATCGCCGGCAGTTCAATAATCTCCCACTCATCCCCTCTATCTCTCTTAATAGAGTCCTCAATAACTTTGCCAGTTAAATCACTCTGACCCCACCTCGTCATAATAATTACAATCGCCCCACCTGGCTGCAAACGCTGTCTTGGCCCAGATGTGTACCACTCATACACCTTATCGTAAATCTCAGGGTTCCCCGCCGCCAAAGCAGCCTCCTGCTCAGAATGCGGGTCATCTATTATTAATAGATCAGCACCCTTGCCCGTAACAGTTCCCCCAACACCAATAGCAAAATACTCTCCACCCTCACTCGTCGCCCATCTTCCAGCCGCCTTGCTATCTTGCCTCAAGCTAACACCAGGAAAAACCGTCCCATACTGATCCGACCCAACTAAGTTCCTGACCTTACGCCCAAACCCAACAGCTAACTCGCCAGTGTTAGAACACTGAATAACCTTCTTTTGAGGAAACCGCCCAAGAAACCAACTCGGCAATAAATACGACCCAAACTCACTCTTCGTATGCCGCGGCGGCATATTAATAATCAATCTCTTTAAAGTCCCATTTGCTATCGCCTCAAATTTCTTAGCCACCAATGCATGATGCCGGCCCGCCACAAACCCCGGCCACATCATCTTTACATAAGCCATAAACTTCTCTTGCGCCTTCTCCCTGTCCAGCGCAGCCCGATACTCCCCCACCTGAGCCAGTAACTTCTCCTGCTCAATAGGCGACAAACTACCAATCAATTCATCTAACTTACTCAATCAAGTTTCCTAAAGTTTATGTAAACCGGCCGAATCGTCCTGTGCATCCCATCAACTTTCTTTAAAACCCCAATCCGCACCAACCGATCAACCAAATTCTTAGTGTTCCCCAACCCCATCTTCCCGCGCTGATCCGCAATAGTCTGTAACGTAGGACTACACCCATACATCTTCCAGTACTCGTCCACTATCCTAAAAACCTCAACCTGCGCCGGACTCATAATCTTCTCCAAACACCCCTCTAAATTTTTCAAAATATATACCCCCCACCCCTTTTATATACCTTTTTAGATATATTAATTCCCGTTTATATTCTTAAAACACATTATAACGTTATAGTCCACCCGCTAAAAGTTCTAAAAATATACCCCCCCCTATGTTTCTGCTTCATCTTTAGTATCCATTTCTAAGGGTGATTGTTCGAGTGGAATAGTATGTGTATAGATCTGGGTGCCGCCCTGGTCAAAAGGGGTGGTGGGGGTAGGGTGGGGGTCGACGGGTGCGAGTTCGTCCAATAAAGCAGAGGCATCTATTTCGACCGCGTCGCTGGCACCGGCCTTCATCATCTCGCGCAGTTGTTGCATGATCTGCGCGCGCGCGTCAATGCTGGTCTTGATGGTGGTGATCTCTTTGCGTTCGGTGAATGCTGCCACTTCGGTTACTGTGCCTAATACTTTGGCGGCCTGTATGCGGGCGGAGGGTTTTGTCTCGGGATCGATGACCACTTGCACAAGGGAATGGATTACTAAGTCCCTCAGTTGTCCAGCGTTACGTTGTTTAGCCGCCTCGTTAGCTAGCCTATATGCTTCTATCTCTCGTTTTATTCTAGGATCTGCCGCGAGGGTATAAGGTGCGGTAACTATTGTGGAGGGTGCCGGATTAGCTTTATATGCTTTCCGGTATGCGCTGGCTTTTGTTTCTCCATCTGCTACACCTTTGGCAAAACGTTTTTGTTTTGTAGTTAGCTCACCGGAAACGGAAAGTATTCTATCCATGGGTATCTGTGATAGCCCTTCCCTAATCTGCTTACGAGTCATAACCATAGCTGTTCCGCTTCGCTTTAAACAATGCCCGCATTCTAGGGGAAAAAGTGCGGAAAATCAAACCGACCTGGCATTAATCACACCCTGGACGAAAAACCAGTAGGGTTTCCATATGGTCTAACTGTCGCATATGTGACTGACAGATATTTCTAGCTATGAATAATCAGTACTGCACCAAGTGCAAAAACCTATAAACAACCAAGGAAACAAACCATGAAAAACACCCCCGAACTGTCAGCCATTGTCGACCGGATCGCCCAGCTTAAGGCGCAGATATCCGACCTCACCCAAGAAGAAGGCGCATTAAAAGCCGCCTTGATTGAATCAGGCCTTCAGGCCGTCAACGGCACCGAACACCGCGCCGCGATTAGTTGGACTTTTAAAAAGACTACAGACTGGCGCAGCATCGCGGAGAAATTCGAGCCCAGCCATCAATTGATCACCGCTCACACCTCAGAAGGTGAGCCCTACGCGTCCGTCCGTCTATTTGCCCGCAAACAAGGAGCCTAAACCATGTACACCGCACAAATTAACCAATTCGGAAACGTTATCGTATGCAAAGGGGATGCCGTCCGCAATTCCTACAAAATCATTTTCTCCGGCACCTACGCCGAGTGTCTTCAATTCAAACTCAAAGGTTAAACCATGAAAACGCAAAAACTGACTTTCCATTGTGACCCCTCCCACGGATGGCTTGAAGTCCCACGCGCGGACGCTATAGCCCTTGGCATAGCCGACAAAATTAGCCGGTTTTCTCATATCGGAGGCCATAGCCTATATTTAGAGGAGGATTGTGACGCGTCGCTTTACTTAGACGCTGCCAAGGCCGCCGGTTATACGTTAAACATTAACGAACGCTATACAGACACCGATTCACCAATCCGCAATTTTGACCAATACACAAACAAGGTGCCAGCATGAAAAAACCCCTCGGATATATCGCATATGAAGGCCGCAGCCGGATCGATGGTAAGCCCATTGTCGTTATCATTAACCGAATCGACACCGACAGCGCGAACGATAAAACCGGCGCGCTGGTGCAATCATTCATTCTCCGCGCTGATATCCCACCGATGGAGGCCATCAACACCGGCGCGGATCGCTCAATATGCGGAGACTGTGAACACCGCCCACTAATCGCAAAGCAAGCAGGCAAAGCCCCTTGTTATGTCGCAGTATGGCAAGCCCCGCGCTCAGTCTATGCTGCATACAAGGCCGGACGCTATGAGAAGGCCTCACCCGCCCAGCTACGCGCCATCCTCCGAGGCCGCAAGCTAAGAATCGGAACTTATGGGGATGGTGCCGCCGCACCGGTGGAATTATGGGAAGAACTGACCGCGGAAACCGCAGGCCATACCGGTTATTCGCATCAATGGAAGAGGCCGGACTTTGATCATGCGCGATGGTCGCCCCTTGTAATGGCCTCCGCTGATACCTTAGATGATGCCGCGCTCGCGAATCTTTTCGGTATGCGGGTTTTTCGCGTCTCAATTGGTGCCGACAAACAACCGGCCGAGGCCATTTGTCCCGCGTCAAAAGAAGCCGGCCGCCGCGCAACGTGCGAGACGTGCCTATTGTGCGCCGGCACCAGCAAGGCCGCGCGCGATATCGTAATTCAAGACCATGCGACCGGCAGCCAGCGCCGCGTGATCCAACTTCAAACCGCATAAAGGGGAAACCATGAAAACAGAAACGTTGATTAAAGTTATTTTAAATTCGGGTAATTTGGCAGTTTACGAATGCCAACCGCAGCACATACCGCGCGAGGATATC